CCAAGCAGGCCAGGGAAATGGGTTTGCTGACGAGCGGCATTTATGGCCGTCATGGTTTCACCTCATTACGCAGTGCCAACCTGGCGTCGTCTTTGGGGAGCAAGTTATCGGCGCAATTTCCAAAGGCTGGGTCGACCTTGTTCACGATGACATGGAAGCATGCGGCTACGCCTTCGGGACGGTCGGTTTTCCGTCTTGTGGCGTCGGGACGCAACACCGCCGCGACCGGCTTTGGTTCGTGGCCGACACCTACGAAAACGCAGGCGGGGGGCAGTCCAGAACAGTTCATGGAGAGGAAACGGCGGTCGTTCGGGGCGAAGAGTCCGAAAGTAACCGACTTGGCTTTGGCAGTACGTTACTTTTATGCGGAAATGATGGGCTATTCCGCCAAGTCCCTGAATCCTGCTTTCCCTTGCTGGTTGATGGGTCTTCCGCTGTACTGGCACAAAATGGCGCCTACGGTAACGCGATCAACGCGGAAGCCGCCGAAGCCGTCATAAGGGCTTACATGGAGTGTCGGCCATGACCCCAGCCGTCTACCAATGGGCCGCCCGCCACGGGGTAAGCATGCAAGCCCTTCACGAACTGCAAGCCATCTTTGGCATGCACGGCGGCCATGATCTACCGCCGGCCGTCAAAGGCACGTCGGAAGCCGCTGTGCAAGCCGCTGTGCGCCTGGAAGCGGCCCGCAAAGGGGTACGCCTATTCCGCAACAATGTCGGCGCCCTGATTGATTCCCGGGGCGTCCCCGTGCGCTATGGCCTGGCGAATGAATCCAAACAGGTCAACGAAGTGCTTAAATCCAGCGATTTGGTCGGCTGGCGCCCCTTCCCTATCGGTCCCCAGCATGTGGGCTTGTGCATCGCGCAAACCGTCTTGCGGGAGTGTAAAAAGGTCGGCTGGCACTATACCGGCGACGACCATGAGCAAGCGCAATTAAACTGGCTCATGCTGGGCGCCAAGGATGGGGCCGACGTCGCCTTCTGTACCGGAGAGGGAACACTTTAACCGTTGACGCTCCCGTCAATATCTTGCACAATGCCCATAAGCAAATTTACCGAGTAGACCGAAATGACAAAAAAGCGCCTTCACCCTGCCGACCGTAACAATGAGATTTTGACCGCCGCAATTAAGGTTGCGGCCAAACCTGGCGGCTACTCCAAGTTGACCCGGGCCGCCGTCGCTGAATGCGCCGGATGCTCCGAAGGTCTAATTTCTAAATACTTCGGCACCATGATTAGCTTTAAGCGGGCAATCATGCGGGCCGCCATTCAGGATAGTAATTTATCCGTCGTTGCCCAAGGCTTGGCCGCAGGCGACAAATGTGCGCAAAAAGCCCCGTCGGAATTGAAGGCCGCCGCCCTCAACACACTGGCGGGCTGACCTATGCGTGAACTCCCGCCAGCATTGGGGGCAATGGGCGCATATCGTCAATTCATCGTCTACATTGCTCAACCAAGCCGCACACGTCCCGGCAAAACGGACAAGTTCCCCGTCGACTTCCGCTCCGGCCGCGTGGCAAACGCGCACGACGCCGCGATTTGGACGGACCACACGACCGCCATTGCGGCGGCGGCATCCTGGGGCGCCCCCTACGGTGTGGGCTTCGTCTTCACGGAAGCCGACCCCTTCTGGTTCCTCGACCTTGATAATTGCTTGTTGCCCGACGGGTCCGATTGGTCCCCGCTGGCAAAGTCACTTTGCGGAGCGTTCGCCGGGGCCGCGGTTGAAGTGAGCCAAAGCGGCCGGGGCCTGCATATCTTCGGCACGGGACGCCCGCCCGCCCACGGTTGCAAAAATGAAGCCCTGGGCTTGGAGTTCTACCATTCCGGCCGCTTCGTGGCCCTGACGGGCACCAGCGCCAGCGGGGACAGTGCGGCGGACTTTGGGCACGTTCTTCCCGCCCTGGTTGCCCAATACTTCCCGCCCGATGCCGCGCAAGCCATGGAGCAAGGGTGGACGGACGGCCCGGCCGCCGAATGGCGCGGACCCACGGACGACGACGAACTTATCCGCCGGGCGTTGCGGTCACAATCCACGGCTTCCGCGTTCGGCGGCAAGGCCAGTTTTGCGGACCTGTGGTCGGGCAACCTTGATGCCTTGAGCAAGGCTTACCCGGACGAAGCCCGCGCCTACAATTCCAGCCAGGCCGACGCGGCGCTGGCGCAACACCTGGCCTTCTGGACCGGCAAGGATTGCGAACGCATCTTGCGGCTTATGAACAAGTCAGCTTTGGTGCGCGACAAATGGGAGCGGGAAGACTACTTGCCCCGCACCATCCTGGGGGCCGTGGGGCGTCAATTTGAAGTGCTGACGGACAAGGCCCCGGAACCTGTGGCCGGCGCCGCCGAAGGCCCCGCACCAAGCGCCACGAATGAGCCGCCGCGGCCTTCGCTGGTGCAGGGTTCGACCTTCATCAATAACGACGAACAATTGCGCCTGTTCGCCGGTTGCGTCTATGTGCGCGACCTGCATCGGTGCTTGGTCCCCGGCGGTAACTTGCTCAAGCCGGAGCAATTCAAAGTTCATTTTGGCGGCTACACCTTCACCATGGACACGGCGAACGAAAAGACCACGCGGGACGCCTGGGAAGCCTTCACGCAATCCCAAGCCTACCGGGCACCCCGCGCCGACGCTCCGTGCTTCCGGCCCGATTTGGAGCCCGGCGCCCTGGTAAGCCGTGGCGGCCAGGTCTTCGTCAACACCTATTGGCCGGTCGATGTTCCGCGCAAGACCGGGGACGCGACGCCATTCCTTGAACACCTGGCAAAGATCATCCCGAACGAACGCGACCGCTATATCCTCATTTGCTACATGGCGGCTTGCGTGCAACACCAAGGCCACAAGTTCCAATGGGCGCCGCTGATTCAGGGCGCCCCGGGCAACGGCAAGAGCCTATTAAGCCGATGCGTTGCGGAAGCCATCGGCCGCCGGTACGTGCATTGGCCCAAGGCATCCAAGCTGGCCGCGCAATTCAATGGCTGGATGGTCGGCAAAACCTTCTATGCCGTGGAAGATATCCATGTGCCTGGCGCGAAAATGGAGATTATCGAAGAACTGAAACCGATGATTACCGGGGGCGACGGGCTTGAGATTGAAAGCAAGGGCGTCGACCAAATCAGCGCGGACATTTGCGGCAATTTCATGTTCAATTGCAACAGCAAATCAGACTTGCCGAAGACGAACGACGACCGCCGCTATGCGGTCTTCCACTCCGCGCAACAAAGCGCCGCGGACGTGACCCGGGACGGCATGGGCGGGGACTACTTCCCCAAAATCTATACTTGGTTGCGGGCCGAAGGCTACGCCATTGTTTCGGACTTCCTGTGGACCTTCCCTATCCCGAACGAATTTAACCCCGCTGTGAGTGCCGGCGGCATGCTGCATCGTGCCCCCGACACGTCAAGCACGGCCGCGGCCATTGAAGCCAGCCGGGGCGGCGTCGAGCAAGAGATTTTGGAAGCCATCGAACAGGGCTTGCCCGGATTCTCCGGCGGCTGGATATCGTCTATCCAACTCGACCGCCTTCTGGAACGTATCGGCGCCGGCCGCCGCGTCACGCACTCCAAGCGTAAGGAAATGCTCCGCGACCTGGGCTATGACTATCACCCCGCCTTGGTCGACGGTCGCGTCAATAATCTGGTGCTTCCTGACGGCGGCAAGCCGCGTTTGTTCATCCATGAAGCCAGCCCCGCCCGCCACATTCAGGTCGCCGCCGAAGCCGCCAAGGCTTACGAACAGGCGAACAACACCGGCCGCGTGCCGTTCCCCCTTGCCCCGGTCCACGCATGATGAACTATCGCCAGCCCCACACGCACGCGACTTGCGGCTTCTGCCTGCAACCCAAAATTATCAGGTCGAAGCCGCACGAAACCAAAAGCGGCCAGCCGATTTGCCCGGATTGTCTGGACGATTGGAATAAATGCTTTCCCCCGTTGACAACGGTAAATAATTTACCTAAGATGCAACCCGTATTAACTAACCTGGAGAGGTGAACAAATGGAAGATTTCGACAGCAATCTAACGGCCGGCAACGTCAAAGCCGCCATGAAGGAAGCCGGGGCCGTGAGTGCGGACCTGTGGCAAGTGGCGCCCGACCGGCTCCGCGTGCTGGAAGGCTTTAACGCCCGCGTGAAGAACGAAGCGTACACCGGCCGCGTGCGCTGGATTGCGGACAGCATCAAGGCAAACGGCTATTACAAGGACAAGCCTTTGTCGGGCTTCGTGGCGCGTGAAGACGGCGTCGACGTGATCTACGTCACGGGCGGGCACCGCCGGCACGAAGCGGTCAACCTGGCAATCAGTGAAGGCGTGGAAGTGCCCCACGTCCCGGTCGTTATCAAGCCCAAGGGCACCGGCATGGAAGACCTTACCGTCGACCTGATCGTAGGCAACGAAGGTGAACCCCTGACCACCTACGAACAAGCGGTCGTGTGCAAACGCCTGGCCGGCTTCGGATGGGACAGCAAAGAGATTGCCCGCCGTGTGGGCTACTCGACCGCCCAATACGTCGACGGCTTGCTGGCGCTGGCCGCCGCCCCGCTCCCTATCCGCAAAATGGTAATTGAATCGGTCATATCGGCCACGACGGCAATTGACGCAATCAAGAAGCACGGGGACAAGGCGACCGACGTGTTGCTGGCCGCCGTGGTCAAAGCCGGGGGCGGACGTGTGACCGCCAAGGCCATGCCCGGGGCCGACTTCAAAAAGGCTGTGAAGAAAGCGGCGCCGGTCTTCTACGATACGTTGACCAAGGTGCAGGCCGACCCGGGATTCAAACACCTGTCCCCGGAGCTTCGCAAGGCCCTGGCCGAACTCTTGGGCGGCATCAAGAAGCCGGAATAAAAATAAATTTGAGATTGCCCGCCGCGTGCGGGCTTTTTCTTGTTGACATAGATAAATAATTTATCTATACTGGCTCCATCAACTCAACGAACGGAGCAAAGAGAATGGAAAAGGTACTTACGGCACTTGCACAATATGGCGCAACTCTCGGTCTACAAGGCCAAATCTGCCGGGGCGACAAAACACTTGGAGTTTGCGTAGTCATCAAAGGTAAGCGAGTCCGCTTTCAATCCAGCACTTCCGGCAATCTTCTGGCATCCGGCCCTATTGCAGAGTCGACGGTCGAAAAGTTTGTCGTTTTGGATGTGGACGAAGCCATGAGCTACCGCGAACGCGATATAAAGCACGAAGCCGGCAGCTATTGGGTCTTGGATACCGGCAAAGCCTATGCCGTGATGGTGCAAGGCGTGACTTATAGCACAAGCGACAGTGCTTATCCCCGCGACCCGGACGGCTTGAGCATCGCCGTCGCCCGTTGCAACTACCTGGCCGCCAAGCGGCCCGATACTCATTTGTAATCAGGGTCGCCCGGCCATGGCTCCCCGGCCTGGTCGGGTACGGGGCGACCATCGGCCGCCGGCCCGAACGCGGCACGCCTGACGGCCACGACGTCCGCCTTGTGGGCCTTGAGCATGCCGTCGGTTATCTGGCGAAGCTGGGGCACGTCTTCATTGTGGCAATAGAACGCATACAACCCGGTTCCGCCCGCCTTGTCCTGGGGCAGATGCCGCGGGTCGACGTCGCCTAGTTGCAACATCGGGTAACGCATGACGGCCAGCGCCCACGCGGAAGCCGCCAGCGCATCCCGGTCGCTATCGTATGCCCTGATTCGCACCTTGACCAATTCCGCCTTGGCTTCACGCTTCGCGGCCGCCATAGGGTCCGCAATTTTATTCCGGTTGCCGTTGATGCACTCCGAACACGTCCCGGATTGCGTGTAACGCTTGGCGACGTGCCCATTCTTGCAGGGCTGGCCGGTAAAATAGGTCGCTTGTTGTTTTTCCTTGGCTTCCGCACGGGATAGGATTTGCATAGGATTCCCCTTAAATTTAGCCGACATGATACCCCGAAGCCGACGCCGTGCGCAATATATCCCGGCGTTTTATAGGATTTTTACCACCCCGGCCCGGTTTTGCGCATGGGGTCTACTCCGCTGGCCGTATACACGTCATATACATATGATATGACATAGCATAGTATAGGATGCTATCTGTACGTATACAATCTATATATTTAACGGGGTATAGGGGTATAGAGAGAAATAGAGTAATAGAATCAAGGGGTTACGTTACCACACCGTAAAATTTAGGGCCGGGGTTGAATGGGGTATTAGGGAAATGGGCCACGCCGCCCGGGGCGACGCTTCGTTGTGGTTGCCACTTGTGGCCGCTTGGCGCTATCATTTGGGCACTATGAGCCTGACACCCAAACAACGCCGATTTGTGAATGAATACTGTGTCGATGAAAACGCGACGCAAGCCGCCATTCGCGCCGGATATTCGGCAAATGGCGCCGGTCAACAGGCCCATTTGCTATTGAAAAACATTGAAATTTCTAAGGCGATCAAAGAACGCATGGAAGAACTGGCCGTCGCGGCAAGCATTACGCCCGAATGGGTCGTCGGCCAGTGGGCCAAGATTGCAACGGCGAACCCTAACGCCCTGGTTCAAGTTCGACGGACCTGTTGCCGCCATTGCTACGGCTTCGGCCATCAATACCAATGGACGGAAGCGGAATATGCCAGGGCCGTCGACCATGCGATTGACAACGGCAAGGAAGCCCCGGACGGCATGGGCGGCTTCGGCTACGACCCGAACAAGGAACCGGCCAAGGATTGCCCGGAGTGCGGCGGCCAGGGATTTGCCGACGTGCATGTGGCCGATACCCGCAAAGTCCGGTCGCCCCTGTACGCTGGCGCCGAGCGCACGCGCAACGGCATCAAGATCAACATGCGGGACCAAGACGCCGCCGTCGCCAACCTGGCGCGATACTTGGGCATGATGGTCGACAAAAAGGAAATCAGCGGCCCCGGCGGCGGCCCCCTGGCAATGGCGCACCTGTCCGCGGAAGACTTGAGCGACGACCAGCTTGCCGCAATTCTCAAGGCGTCCGATGCTACCGACGAAGCGTGAAGCGGCGGCCGAACTCTTGCGGCGCCGTGAAGCCCGTCGGAGCCTGGCCGCTTACATCAATTTCACTAATCGCAAGTACAAGCAAAGCGGCTTTAGCGCGGCCGTATGCGCGGCCCTCGACCTGTTCATCATCGACATGCAAGCCGGCCGGCGGCCAATTCTGGTATTGCAGGCCCCGCCCCAGCACGGCAAGTCGGAGATTGTCAGCCGCAAATTGCCGGCCTATATCCTGGGCCGGTTCCCTGATTGGCGCATAGGTGCGGCCAGCTACGGCGACGACCTGGCCGGCGCC